CGTGCGTGGGATCTGTGATCCAGAACGCCTGGCGTGGTGGCTCAAAGCCGAAGTTGTTGACGAAGGCATATTCGTCATAGCCCTTGCTGCTGCCGTTGATGATGAGCCCCTTGACGAAGGCGAGTTGATGCCAGTGGCCCATCACCATGTAGTCGTAGGATCGGCGCACGGCCGTCTCTCGCTGTCGCTTGCGTGCATCGCCGAGTAGCAGCGGCGAAAGCATCCCGCTGATGCCACTACCGCCCCGGAACTGATCGCCGTGAGTGAGCAGGTAGCGCGTCGAGAAGATCCGGTACGGCTGGTCTGCTGATTCGCTGATCGCGAACTCGATTCCCTTCTCTTTTGCCAGTAGCTTGCGCAATAGGTGGTAGAAGAACCAATCAAAGTTGTCTTGCGCGCGGTGCTTGGCGTGCGGCTTGCGTTGGCGGCGCCCGTGGTTGCCCGCCACACACGGCAGGAAGACGCGACCGAAGGCATCGCGCAACAGCAGAATGCCGGCACAGATCGGCTCTGCCCAATGCAACAGGCTTTCGAAGATGGTGCCCGCATTCGTCTCGACCAGCTCTTCGTGGATGATCCCGCTGAAGATGTCGCCGCCCAACGCCAGGACGACGCCCTCATACTTGAGCCCTTGCAGGTAGTCGTTACTGATCTCGACGGTGTTGTGGAAGAAGTTGCGCAGCCGCTTGGCAGCGATGTCCCGATCATAGGCGTTGACGTAGTTGACCTCGCGCGGATCGACCACCTCGTCGAGATGGGCATCTGACAAGAAGGCAGTGGCAATCGCGGCTTTGCTACCGACGCGCTCTTTGATCGTCCACGCAGGGACGTTGACGCGCGCCTCTTTGATGAAGCTGAACATCGCCGAGAGCTTGGCCTGCTCTTCGATCTGCGCGCGCAGTTGGTCGTTCTCGGCTTTGAGCGTGACGAGCTGTGCAGCGTCGGTGGTTGCCGCTTCATCGAGTCCCTCGACGATGAGCTTGCCCTTGTGCCACTTGCCGACAGCGGTGTAGACGGCGTTGTAACTCGTTCCCGTCGCCTTCATCACGGTTGCGATCTTCCCGCCCGCAGCCACATAGGCGCGCACAAGCTCGCGTTGTCTGTCCTCGCTGAGTCTGGCCATTGATTTGATACCGCATCGCCAAGCCTCGTCGTGTGGTACCTGATGCGCCAGGGTGAGAAGTCAGGCGCGTCAGGATGCGATTGTCCACCATTTTGTTGACGCCAACAAAATGGTCAGCCGTCAGTATGCGTTGCCCATCGCGCCTTCGAGCGTGGCCTTCCACGCGAGCGCACGAGCCATCACGGTGTCATCGTGGCCACCGTCCGGGGCTGAGTACGACACCCGCCCTGTCGTTTTGCTAATCGTCGCCTCGTAGGCGAGCAGTTCCAATCGCGCCGTCTCGTTGGCGATCCACCGGCATTCTTCGCGTTCCAGCGCAAGTGCGAGCGATTGGATCAGCGGCGACTTGCTGCTACCGGTCGTCTCGAAGCCACGCACCGGCAGTCCTTCGCGAATGAGCGCTTCCAGGTTCGGCTGCCCGATCGAGTTGGATTCGGCGATCACCGCTTGCACGCGCCAATCGCGGATGATCTCGGTGAGCCGCGCCCGTTGGAATGCCCATTCGATCTTGTGGAAGCGATCGAGCGCCACTTCCCGCTTGCACGTCTGGCATACCACGCTGATGGCGGTGAAGTCGTTCTTCTGTCCCCAATCCACACCCGCGACGATCGTGTGGCCCTTGTGGTCATCGGGTGTCGTGGGGTCGGATGTCAGGCAAGCGTCGATGTTGCGGAACACGGCGCCATCGTTCTGCAGGAACTCGGCGAGATACTCTTGACGGAAGATCTGCTCAGGCAACTCGCGCCGTGCAGCGTCCACCTCAGTCGGGTCGATGTAGGGATTGTCGGTTGTCAGCGCGTGCCACGCCGCCCACTCGGTCTGCGCCGGATCGACACCGCGTGAGTAGCAGGCGTGGAAGAAGTTGAGCCCCTTCGGCGTCGACAGGAAGTAGGCGTCGCCCTGGTAGTCGGTGAGCGTCGGGCGGATCACGGCTTGCCACGCATCATCAAGCCCGGCCACCATCGCGGCTTCGTCGATCACCACCCGCGCGTACTTGCGCCCACGTGCCGAGTCAGCAGCCGCCAGCGACCAGCAGTCGATCACACCGCCCGTGATGAGCTCGATGCGATGCTCTTGTGCCGAGACGCGAGAGTGCAGCGGCAACGTCAGCCGCTTGATCTCCTTCCACACCTCGATGAGCATTGGATATTGCGGCGAGAACCATCCCACGGGGTAGCCGTCGAGCGCCTTGTCCACCAAGAAGTCGATGCCCAGGATCGTCTTGCCGAAGCGGCGCCCACACGCGAGCACGTTGAAGCGTCGCGCCTCTCGCACGATCCGCTCTTGCCCTGCGTGCAGCGACGGCAAGACAAGCTCAATTCTCGCTGGTTGTGTTGCGTCGATCTTCACGCCGTACGATCACCTCAATGGCACCGGATTGCTGTACCTGTTGCGTCTCGACGTAGCCGCGCTCTTTGCCCAGGCATTTGAGCGCAAAGCACACGGCCCAGCCCTGCAGCTGCTCGATCGCCATCACGAGCGCGTTCTCGGCTTGGTCGATCATCGCTTCCCGCTGGTCCTTGAGTACCTGCTGCAGTTGGGGCGTACGATTGATCCACGCTTGCACCGTGTACCGCGCGCAGCCGAGTTGCCGCGCTGCGTGTGAGATATTCCCGCGCGCTTCGATGAGCTCGCGTTCGATGTCTTCCAGCTGCAGATGGACGGACGGTTTGGGCGGCTTCGTGGGAAGCTCTTTGCTGGCGGGTGTCTTCTTGGTAGCCTTCTTTTTGGTTGCCATGGTTTTACAGTGGGTCGCGTGTACGCCGCATCAGGACGGTGTTGATGCTGGCGAGTTGCGTCTGAATTGCTTGGACGGCGTCGCGGAACTCTTGCCTGTCCATCTTGGATTCGAGCTTGGTTTCGAGCCGATCGAGATCCGCTTCGATCTTGCTCTGCAGCGCCTCAAGGTCGGATCGGCCCGCCTTGGTGAAGGAAGAGATGATCCAACCGAGTAATGCCCCGGCGATCGCGCCGATGATGTGTTCGGTCCATCCTGCCATATGATTCTTCTCCACGTCAGGGCACCTTGTGTGTGTAGGGTGGAGGGCGGCGGTCCTGGGTTCCCATCCCGGCGCGAGGCTATTACGCCGCCCAGGTGCCGCCCTCATAACTCGGGATTAGTCGTCGCCTAGCATCGCTTCGAGCTTGGCTCGCAGCGCGGCGATCGCGGTTGTGTTCGCCTTCGTTTGCTCTTCCGCCTCTTTAAGAAGCTGCTCGACGGATTTGCCCGATCGAGACGCCTCACGAAGAATCTCGCGGGTGAGCTGCAGGGACAGGTAGGTGATCATCTGTAGGATCTCGTTCACTGTCGCACCTCCTTGGCAGTTTGGACGACGTCGGCAAGCGTGGCGAACGTGAGCGTCAGATCATTGAGGAGCGTCACCCAGGCCTTGCGCTTGTCGGCCGGGATTGCAGCGAACTCGGGCGATTCGAGCAGCGTCGTCAGGGATCGCTGCCCGCTCTCGACGATCTGCAGAACGCGCGCCTTGCCGGCGGGGTCGAAGGCGAGTGCCTTGCCGTCAGGCGTCAGGTAGCGCTTGCTCTCGTCGACAAGCTGCCCGTTAATCGTGTTGACCAGGTTAAGCGTCTCGATGATTTTGAGCCCGGTCGCGGGTGACATCTGGCCACCGGTGGTCTGTTTGTCCACGAGCTGGATGCCGACATCCAGGTAGCCCGCCACACGGGCGTTCAATTTGGCAAACTCTTTGTCCTTGTCACAGGCCGAACCAGCGACGGCGACGGCCACGAGCAGCGCGACGGCGATTCGCGAAGTATGCTTTCTCACTTGTTGTCGTCCTCCTCTTTGCTGAGCCAGTCATCCGTGACGGGTTCCCAAAAGTCACCGAAGAGACTTTTGCCCATCGCGGCAAGCGCACTCCCGATGATTCCGGCCACTGATACCACCTGTGTCGGCAGCAGATCTGCCGCACCCGCCAGGACGGATGCGCCGGCGATTCCAACGCCGATCAGCGTCACGTAGATATTCTTGCCACCGAACTTGGTGAGCGCCCCGGCGACAGCCGCGGCGAGCGTACCAAGCAACATCAGCCACGGGGCCACCTGTGGATTCATTGCGTCGAACTGCGGCGCCACAGCGAATGCGACCGCCGTCACCACACCCAATACTGCAATCAACTTGGACATCTTGCACCTCCTAGGAATATTGTCCACCGTCACTCTATCCGCTATCGTTGCGATTATTTTGGCCGGCGCGTCTATTGGCCACAGGTGGCCGATATTCGCAAGCCGTTTGTTTGCGCCATTTGAGCAGATTCACCATTGGTGCCGTCAATTTTTGGCCACACGTGGCCGCGATTCGATGCCAAGGATGGACTGGATCCGACGCCACTTTTCGAGTCGATCTTCCCACCCGTTCAGGCCACCGTTGATCCGCCGTGTGATTCGGCGATAGGCGTCTTCGGTAGATTCGTCAGCCATCGGATTC